TCAGACTTGGAATGTCTTGGTGGCATATTTATAATTAATCTTTTCAATTGACCATTGGCAATTGCTTCTAGCTTTTCAGCTATGATTCTGTGGTGTCGTCCCTCGATAAACCCCTCGTATACATGTTTGGCATACGACATAAACTTGTTCCTCGCCAACTCACGAGTCTCAAGCTTTTTCTTTTGTTCTTCAAGTTGGAGGACTTCTTGTAACACCTCCCTTGGCAACGAGTCTAAATTCATGTCCAAACGATAATATATTTGAATGAATTTATCAAGCCAACATGTTACACATGTAGTACACTACATGTACGGTCTCATATAGGTGGGAGGGGGATAGTTAACATGTTAATTAATTCTGGAAATTGCAAAGTAACCCTAATAGTTAACATGTTAATTAAAAAGTTGAACAGCATGTCATTTTATTTTATTTTATACTTGCAATTAATTATAATATGTTGTAATAATTAGATATAACTTAACAATGAGGATAAAAAAATGAAAGTTAAAATTAAAAAAGATCTTTATCAAGATTTTACAGATCAAGTTATTAAACAAATGGAAGATAACAATATGAAATGGTTTAAACCATTTACTACAAGTATTATAAATGGACATCATAATGTAGTTAGTAAAAAACCTTATCAAGGTTTAAATTGTTTTAGTATTGGTATATCTGTTCATAAGAATGGTTTTAAATCTAATGAATGGGCAACATTTAACCAATGGAAAAACCTAGGAGCAAAAATTAAAAAAGGTTCTAAAGGTACAGAAATTCTTTATTGGAATGTTAAAGAGTACGAAGATAAAAACGATAAAGATAAAAAGGTTAAAATTCCATTGTTAAAATATTTTGTTGTATTCAATGCAGATCAAGTTGATGGATATGAAACAAAAGAAATTGAAACAAAAGAAATTGACGATTGGAAAGCACATTTTAAAACAGATACTTTTGTTAATAATATTGGAGCAGATATTAAAACAAGTAATAAAGCTTTTTATATTCCAACAGAAGATTTTATTGGAATGCCACCAAAAGAAGATTTCAAAGGAGATAAAGAGAATACAAAAGAACAATATTATTATTCTACTTTATTACATGAAATTACACATTGGACGGGGCATAATTCAAGATGTAATAGAGATCTTCAAAATAGATTTGGTTCAAAAGCTTATGCAATGGAAGAATTAGTTGCAGAAATTGGTAGTGCGTTTTTATGTTCTCATCTTGGAATTACAAAAGCACCTACTCCTAACCATGGAAGATATTTAAATAATTGGTTAGAAGTTTTAAAAGAAGATAAGAAAGCAATCTTTAAAGCTTTTTCATTATCTAAAACATCTAGTGAATATCTTTTAACTTTAGATGAAGAAGAAGAAATTAAGGAGATTGCATAAATGTTAAAAGGAATTTACTTAATGATTTTATTAATGGGATCAACAACATTGTTGATCCTATCATTAAACCAAATGATTGGTTATGTTCCTCTAGGAGCATTGTTAATATTTACGATAACATTAATTACAGTATGTTATTCAACAACACAGATTATAAAACAATTTAAATAATTGGTTTATCCTCGAAGAATGGGAGCCAATGGCTCCCATTTTTTTTGACCTACGGTCGCTCCCTACGGTCGCTATACGGTCATGACCTTCGGTCATGTCTATTTGTACGGTCATCCTTGGAATCCTTAACATGTTAAATATTAACATGTTAATCGAAAGTTTTATTTTTTTTATTTTTTTACTTGTAATACTTGCAATTACTTGTTATTGTTT